AAACTGCGCCCCTATCAGGATGACGCAGCAGATTTTCTGTATGAGCGCGACCGTGCGATGATCCTTGCCCAAGTTGGTTCAGGTAAGACCGCCATCGCGTTGACGGCCATGCAGGCCATGCTGAAGGACGGGCTAGTCAAGCGTTGGCTCGTCGTCGCGCCCAAGCGCGTCTGCACCGACGTATGGCCGGAAGAAGCGCCGAAGTGGTCGAACATCGTTCCTGCGCTGGCAGTCGGCACCCCGGCGCAACGCAAGGCTGCGTTCGCCAGCAACGCGTCCGTCGTCGTCACCAACTACGATTGCCTCGACAAGCTGGACAGTCTGGCGGGCTTCGACGGCATTGTCTTTGACGAGTTGACGCGCCTGAAGAACCCCAGCGGCAAGCGGTTCAAGTCCATCGAAAAGCTGCTCGACGGTGTGTGTGTAAGGTGGGGCTTGACAGGTTCGTTCACGTCGAACGGGCTTGAGGATGTGTTCGGCCAGTGCAAGGTGATCGACCAGACGCTGCTAGGCCGCGCCAAGGGCGCGTTCATGCAGCAGTATTTCATCTGCATCAACCGCGACTTCGGCCAGTGGGTGCCAGCGACCGGCGCGCTAGAGCAAGTCATGTCGAAGATCAAGCCATCCACTTATGTGCTGGAGGCGGGCGAATACGCCGACAAGCTGCCGCCGTGCAACGTCGTTGAACTGCGGTGCAAGCTGAATGACCCGCTGCCATACAAGGTGATGAAGCGCGACTACGTGGTGCGCTTTGGCGACGAGCGTGTCATCGCGCAGAACGCCGCGTCGGTCACGACCAAGTTGCAGCAGATGGCGTCCGGGTTCGTCTATGACCGCGCGGGACCAGTGCCGGTGCATTGGTTCAGCACTCACAAGTTCGACCGGCTGGACGAGTTGCTGGACGAGAACCAACACGCCAACACGCTCATCTGGTATAGCTATCAGGAAGAACTAGCCGAGTTGAAGCGCCGATACCCCAACATCCAAACAGCGGATGATGATAGCGTTGTCAGTCGCTGGAACCGTGGCGAGATACCGCTGCTGGCAGCGCACCCCAAGTCGTTCGGCCACGGCATCAATCTGCAAGGACAGCAGCACATGGTGTTCCTGTCGCTGCCGTGGTCGCTGGAACTGTATGAGCAGGCTGTGGGGCGGCTGCACCGGGGCGGGCAGAAGCACTCTGTCTGGGTCTACGTGATGCTGACAGAGGACACTATCGACGAGCGTATCTGGTCCGCGCTGCACGACAAGCGAAAGGTATCAGATGTCGCGCTGGAGGAACTGCGAGATGGTTAAGGTAGACTGGCGTTCGCTGGCGGCAACGCTGAACACTATGACTGAAGAAGAAATCGAGCGCCTGCTACGCGACGAGGTGGCTATCCATCGACGCCCGGTGATCGCCAAGCGGCTGCATCAACGATATTCGATACTGCGAACGGCGCGGGAGCGCGCAGACATCATGGGAAAGGTCACACAATGACGGACGCCATTAACCCCGACCACTACACGTTTGGCGGAATTGAAACGATTGACTATCTGGAAGCAAAGCTGTCGCCAGAGGAGTTCGCCGGGTTCTGTCGCGGAAACGTCCTGAAGTACGTCAGCCGCATAGGTCACAAAGACGCCGACGTTATAGAGATTGGAAAGGCTATCTGGTATCTACAACGGTGGCGGGATAGTGTGCTAGACGCGAGCAACACTTCATTCTTTACTTAGGCCAAGCCGCAGCCTGCGCCGTATACCAGTCGATCCACCCGTTGACCTGAGCCGCGTTTACGTCTGCGGCTTCGCTGGCGGCGATGGCAATTTCGATATCCACAGCCCCGGCGCAGGCCGAACCATAAGCGCCGCCGGTGGCACCGGGAACGGCAACTGCCGCATTACTGCTGGCGCTACTCGGATCGGCACGGGACGCGAGCCACAACTCGCGCAGGCCAGCATAGCGACGAGACAGATCGACATTCTTGGCGGCAAGCGCATTTTCTGTATCCTTTGAAATACTATCAGAGGTTTCGCGGACAGCGGCTATCGTCGCGTCTTGTTCCGCTGTGGCAAGCTGTTCAGCAGCCGCGAACGCAGCTTTATCTACCTCGCCTTGCGCGGACGCGCCGCGTCTGTATGCGTCTGTGACGGCGTGGCTGTGCCAAGCATAAAGTGCGGCAAGTGCGGCAAGTGCGGCAATTACGGGCCAGAAACGGCGCAGCAACAGCAGCGCGGTCACTTTAATGGGCCATCAGGCACCAACGCAGCGATCACGCCGATAGCTGCTGCGACATAAGACCACGGCGAGGTTAGCGCCGCCGCACCGGCAACGCCTGTGCCGATTAGCAGCCATGTGCTGCGCTCACCTAGCCGTGCGCGGAGATAGGCTATCATAAACTAACCCCCGACATCATTTGCGCCGCCAGCCGCGCGGCGCGACCCTTGACCTGACGCGCCCATTTGCTCGCCATCATCCGCTTTGCCGCGCTCTCGAACCGCCCCGCCTTGATATCGGCCAGCGAGTTCTTGAACCCGAGCAGGCCCTTAATCCCAAGGTTGAACGCCATGTTGACCATCACGTCCTGCCGCGCGTCGTTGAGTGTCCGCCACCACGGCAACCGCTTGTCAAGACTAGCGATTACTTCTGCGATGTCGCTCGCCAACACGCGATCTATCTCGTCGTCGGTCCAAACCGTGCCTGCCGGAACGCGCGCATGGCCGACGCCAACCGTCCAGATGCCCACAGTATCAAGGTAGGCAGTACGACGACGCCCTTCGTCGCGCTCAATATCAGCGGCAAGGTGCGGCGTCATTAGCCAATCTTCATCACAATATTGACCAGTAGCACGATAATAGCGCCTGCGACTGCAAGGCCAACATTCTCTAGCCGTTTCAGGCGGGCGCATAAGCCTTCATATCGAACAGCACAAACTTCTTCATGAGTTACAAGTTTAGCTGCGGTCTGCTCAATACTCATTTACATGTCCCCTGAAAGGGACACGCTATTCGTTAAATTGTGAAAAGTCAAACTGTCCAAGCTTCGGCAAAGTCTGCGAGATGGCAGAACGAGTAATTGGGGACATACGGTTCAGCTTATCTGCGAATAGCGATGACGACGGATACTGGTTCATCGCGTTCAGCGCATTTCGCCCACTCAGAAAACTCTCGCCTAGCGCAGCGTTAACGCGGGGTGCCATATAGGATGACCCCATCAACTCAGCACCTTGCGCGCCGATACGCGTTGGTGAGCCAGTAAAAGCGCCCACCAACCCCGTTAGCCCCCGTGTGGCGAGGTTTCCTCTATCCTTGTACATCATCTCATTGGCCGCGTGGGAGCCTGACGTACCCAACACATTCATACGAGCTATAGAGGACAAGTTTTTAGCGGCTTCGCCAAACGGCGCAAACATCGCAGGGTCTGATGACATGATCTTCCCTATGTCAAACTTTCCTTCCCCCATGATGCCTTCTACCACTTCGGGCTTGCGCCCGCGCATTACTTCGACAAACTCGTCGGGCTTGTCACGAGCAAGGTCGCTTAGATGCGCGGCAAGTTTCTGCCGGGTAACACCTTCATAAGCGGACGACGCCTTAGCCATGACATCTCTCCACGGCTGACCCAACGCAGTGTCAACCATATCTTTGAAGTCTATGACGTGGCCCGCTGTGGCCTGCTTCACACCAGAAGAAGGCTGCGCGCCAGCCATCAACCTACCGACGACATCGTTCGCGCTAGTCTTGCGGAGTTGATAAAGGTCTTGCGGATGGATAAGGCCGCCGTTGCGCGAGGCCAAACTTTCAATCTTATCTGCGAGGCCAGACAAAACAGCCACCTGTTCATCAGACGCGCGGATGCCGGGAGTATCTGCTCTTGTACGCAGCGCCGTAATTATCGGGCCTGCTTCAGTTGGCTTCTCACCCTGCAAGGCCATCCGCGCGATCTGATCCTGAATGTCATCCGCGCTCTGGCGCAAGTCGATGGCGTTCGTCGCGGCAGTTTCGCTGCGCTGGCCCATCGCGCCAGCAAGGCCACGCTGCTGATTAACTGCCGCTGGGTTGAAAACATCGCCCAAATCGTCAGCCTGCCCAACACCCATTTCAGCGCGGTTAGCGCCGAAAGCAAAACGCCGCGCGCGCGCCGCCTCATCCGCCGCCTGCTGTGTTGCTGCTGCACCCTGCTGCTGAAGTCCTTGAACCGTCTCGTTCACACCCTGCTGTTCAGATAGAATGTTCTTTCGTGTAGGGCCGAAAGTAGTCTCTACATTCTTGCGCCCCAACTCAGCAGCTATGCGGGCCTGCGTAGCATCTTCTGATCCCGCAGCCTGAGTGAGTGTTTTGTTTCGCGCTGCGGCGGCTGTTTCCTGCGCGATACGCGTTTGCTCAGGCGTCACCTTCCCCGCGATCTTGCCGAGGCCCATGTAAACATCTGGCTCAATTCCTGCGTCAATAAGCACTTGTTGTGCCAAACGCTTATCATCCGGCGATAGCGCAGCGAAGGCCGCGCGGGCTTTGTCAATGTTTTCGCCTAGCGCCTCACGGATAATCTGAGCCGCTTTGAGTTTTGGCATATTTCCTTGCAGTATATCTTTTCCGCGCCCACCCAACCGGCGCACAATCGTCCCAACAATAGGAAGCCCCGCGCCGAAAGCTGCACCTGTAGTCGCGCCTTCGCGGACATCTTTGCCCTCAAGAGCCGCGCTACCCGCGCCGCCTGCTGCTCCCGCTGCGCTGCCGCCAACTACGCGTTCTGCAAGCCGTTTTGCTTTGGGTACGAATTTCAACGCTGCGGTTTCTGCCGCAGTACGACCTGTGCCGATACCGCCTGAAGATATTGCTTCTCCAACACGCCGCACTACAGGCCCCACACGCGGCGCTATCTTGGTCAGCAACTTTCCGCCGCCAGAGATCAAAGCCCCACCAGCCGCCGTTACTGGCGCAAAGAGAGCGGCTTCTGAGCCAAAGCTACCCGCCATCTTTCCGGTGTTGTAATAGTCCGGCTGCGCGGCTTGAGCCTGCGCCCCGATAGCAGCCATCCGCTTCTCCATCGCGTTGCGGCTTTTTGGCACACCAAACAGCGCATCTTCAACGTAAGACAAAGGGTTAGCAGCGCGCATAAAGTTTGCCACGGGGCGAGCGCCGCGCTCTATACCTGACAGTGTTGCGATGATACCTGACATACTCGGCTTCGACGCTTCAGGATGAACGCGCAAGATTTCCGCCAGCACTTCTGCCTTTGACGCACCGGCAGGGCCAACTAGAGAATACGTCTTGCCGTTTGGCGCGATCTGCTCATAGTTTGCCATTGCTAACCCTTCTTCTCTTTAACTGTCCAAGGGCTTTTAGCTGCGGCCCCACCAGTTTTCGATGACATAGCGTTAGCTGGGGCTACCATCAACGCCTTAGCGGCAGTATCCATTTCTGGTGTCCAACCTCTGCCTACCCTAGCCTTTGCGTCCATAACAAGCTGCGCGAGCCGTTCCCGCTTTGCTTCAATAGCCACCGGTTTATCTGAGTATTGCGGAATGTAAGACTCCATTTGTCCAGTAAGCTGTTCTTTATTGTACGCCGCTCCAGTAGCAAGAAACAGCAAGCCATCTAGCAAATCTCGCTGCGCGGCGGAAACAATCTGTCTATCACCCTCACGAAAGAAGTTAACTGTACCTGAGATAAGCGGGGTGCCTTCTATCGCGGCTTCGACGCCGCCGGGAGCATTAGCCGATGGTGTACGCCCAACAACTTCCTGTATCTTCTTTGCCGCGCGCAGAACACGCCTGACGTTGTACGACGCATTTTCCTGCGCCACAGTAAGTTCTTTCGGCTTTGCCGTTCCGGGAACAGGTGTGCCTAGTTGGATACCTCCAGTACCCTGCGCGGCGGGCGCGGCACCAGCAAAGTTAGCCGCGTATTCACGTCCTTTAGGCCCGATTTTACCCTTGTCTACGTTACCCATGCCAGTGTGGTAGTCGAGCGCAGCAGCCGTGAAGTCACCATTGCGCGCGGCTACGCGGCTGGCGTAATACGCCTTACCGAGTTTTTCATTGTACGCTGGGTCTGTTCGGTACTTGCTCTCGTCCCAAGGAACATTTGCCATCTTGGCCGCATCTTTAGCCGTCTCAAGCATAAGCTGCGCGGGGCCGACTGCACCTTTAGAACTGACTTGCATCTGTCCGTCCTTCATGCCGCCTTCAAGTTGCTTGATCTTGGACCAAGCATCATTGAAGTTTGTGGGCGCATTACCCGCAGGCGCGGCAGATGGCGCGCCGCCCCCGCCGCCAAGATGTGTCGGCAAAGGTATTGCCCCGCCCTCTCCCGGAACGTAAGTAACGGCGCTCGCATCGCCGGGAGATAGCGTTTTATCTATTGTACTGAGTGTTTCTGTCTTCCCCGTGTATGGGTTAGTTGCCTGTTGAATAACCTTACCACCAACATCAAGAAATTTAATTTCATTTTTCATTTGTGTTTCTGATTTTATAGACCGCAACGCAAAATTGTCTCTAAGACTATTAAACTCCGCTGGGGTTATGTTTTGTGGTATCATAGATTTTACTGTGGCTATTCCCTGCTTAATTACTGGTTCATCAGTATACTTCTGTTGTAGAATATCAAGACGTTGGATCAAATCTTGCGGGCTAACTGACGCATTAACTTCATCTCGAAACGAGACATTGTATTCTTGACCTAGTTTGAGTTGGGCAAGACGATCATTAGCCTGCGCGGTAGAAAGCTGCGGTGCCGCCAAAGCCGCCCGGTCAGTTTCCTGCGCTGCTTGGATGCCCATAGTTTGCTGCGCCTGCTGCGCCTGACGTTCAGCCGCCGTTCGCTGCGCCATCATGTTCATTATCTGCATGTTTTGCGCGAACGAATTGCCGCCGCCGGACGAAACCGGAGCGCGGGCTTGAAGGGCGATTGATTGATTTACCATGATATAAAACCTTCTAGCTTACGGGCCGAAGCTGCTACTTAGCCCACCAAGGGTTTGAGCGCCGCCGAGATAGCCAGTTCCGCTACCCAGCATCGTGGACGTTGGTATATAACCGCCGCCGCCGCCTATACCACCAAGATAGCTACTCAACATCTTATTCTGTGCATAGCCTTGCGCCGCGTTACCAACACCGCTTAATGCGCCGCTTAGTGCGTTCGCTTGACCGACGTAGCCAGACGCGCGGGCCTGCCCGGCATTGTAGGCGTTCGTGGCTGAGTTCTGGCCCTGCTGCATGGATGCGGTTGTCAACGTGTTCGTCGCGGTCTGGCCCGCTCCCATCAGCGATTGCAGCGGGTTCAACTGGTTAGACCGATTGGTCTGGTAGCGGTTGAACGCGTTGCCGTATTCTTGGCTCGCCAAGTCCTGCCCGAAGCGTTGGATGCCCTTCAGCGCACCGCCGGACAGCAAGCCGCCCCGCGCTGACGCGGAACGATCCAATGCCTTCAATCCTTCTGACTGCCGAAAGGCATAGCCGGGGTCTTCTGTGAAGTCCGACATTGAGAAGTCTTTAGCGTATTTGCCGAAGTCTGCGGGCTGCGCGCCGCCCTGCGCCGTGGGCAGCGGGTTTGCGGCCATGTAGGCGTCAACGTCGCTGACAACATTACCCTGCGCGTCGATGTATGTGGGCTGGCCTTCAAAGCCGCCCATGCCGCCAAAACCGCCCCCACTAGGTATGTTGACCTGTGTCAACCCATAGTCAGCCGGATTTGTTGACGCACCGCCGTAACCACCACCACCACCGCCGGGAGCATTCAACCCCATCAGGTTCATAATGCGGCCCTGCGCGGTTAGCCCCGCCTGACGGAACGGCTCTTGCAGCGCGACCTGATTTTGATACTGCTTATCTTGCGCGGCCTGCGCTTCCCGCGCGGCTTGTGCCTGTGCGTTAGCTGCGCTCTTAGCGCCGCCAGCAACAATCGCGCCCCCAGCGATTGCGGCGACGCCGCCGACTATTGCTGCTACAACTGCGCCCATGTTACTTGGCTCCCATCGACAGCGTTAATGCTTGTCTGTAATCTATGGTTATTTCATCACCCACAATACCACCTTTACAGCCGGAAAGCACCTGTGTTGAAAACAGATAAATATCGTCTTTGTCGTCCTTGAACATGACGGCGTTTGGCTTGCTAGAGTGGTTTGTAAATCGTCCTACTGGCGTTCGCTTGTCGTTGATGCGGGCGGGCGCAATAAGTTCGTGCGCCGCGATGTCGCCAGTAGCAAAGACGCCTTTACCGTGGATGCGCGACGGCGCGATCTGCATCTTGTAGCTTCCAAGCGGCATGGGTATCTGGTCGCCCTCATACTCTGAGATAGCCGTAACGATCTCCGGGGCAAACCCAAATTCTTCTATAGCCTTTGCGAAATCCTCGTGGTCTGCCGTGTGATCGTAAGCTATCAGAAGTGTACGCGCCTGTTGGGCGTCTTGTGATGCTACGCTCTTGTCAAGCAGCCGCGTTTCCAGCGCGGCTACATCCGTTTCATTTGCCGCATAGACATTCTGCCAGCGAACTGTTTCGTGAATATACGCGATCTTGCGCCCTGCTGGCGCAATGAATGTCTGCGGCGCAACCAACTCAGTATAAGTTCCGTCTGAATTTATGAGTGTAAGACGGCCTTCGGCCATTATGTTGAGGTGCGGAAATTTCTGGCGATGTCCGATGACGCAAGCACCGGCAGGCATGACCACTTCACGGATATACACGCCGGGGCCAAAGTGATGGGTAAGGGGGCAGTCAACCTGTTCCTCACGCAGAAAGGCAATCTCCAGCTTTCCGACATCTTCGTCGGTGAACGTCTTGCCTACAACTGGCGACATATCGACAGTCAGCATCAGCTTACCAAACGGCCCGACGCGCGAATGTTGATAGCCGACGCCGTGCCAGCGATGGTGGAGATGAAGCCATTGTTCGGCAGCACTTGACCCACCAGTTCTGGAAACGTGTACGTCTCAGCCGCCTGAAGCGTCTTGGTCTTGACGATCAAGTTGTCGTTGCCTGCCGTGCCTGCCGACGACACGAGGTTAACGCTGATCGTTGCGGGCGACGCCGAGTAGTTCGTAGCCGTAAACTTGTCGATGATCGTCTGCACACCCGTCGAGATGTACTGCGTAACTTGCGTGGCTTCGGCGGTCTTGGCCGGAATGATGTTGCTGATATATACGGCCATGTTCTGTCCTTATATCGAGGTAACTGTTTGCCATGCCGCGCCGCTGTAAACGCACAACTTGGCTAATGTCGTATCGAATACCATTAATCCTGCGGCTGGGCTAGTGATGGCGTTCTTCTGCGTCGTCGTCATGTTGGGCATACGAACGCCCTTGGTCGTGGATTGCACATCCAGAATGGCGGACGCGTTTGCGGTAGCACCGATGCCCACATTGCCATTATTATCAATTCGTGCGCGCTCAGTCGGTGTTGCGCCGGTCTTAAAGACAATCGTGCCAAGCCCGTCTGCACCCTTGGCCGACATTGTAAGGGTGCGGTTGTCGCTGTCCATATACATCCCAAGTTCGTAGGATGTGGAGAACTTTGACCCAATAAACTTTGTGGACGCTGCGGCCCACGTAGTGAGAACGTCTCCGGTGACTTCTAACTTCGCGCCGGGAGCGGTGTTGCCGATACCGACGTTCGTTCCTGTGTCGTATACTACCGACGTTAGAACCGGAGACGTGGTGTTGCCTTTGACAAGATAGCCGGAACTAAGCGTGGCCACCCCCGTCCCGCCATTAGCAACCGGCAACGTGCCGCTGACGTGCGTTGTAAGGCCAATCTTACCGTAAAGCGGAGCGACACCGACGCCACCAGAGATGATCGCGTTTCCGGTAGCGACATCTGCCAGCTTAGACAGCGCCGTGGTGGTGGAGGCATAGAGAAGGTCGCCGACTGCGTAGACGGATTGTCCCGTGCCGCCGTTGACGGCAGGAAGGACGCCGCTGACTTGCGTTGTCAGCGAAACGCCAGAGAGAGTGCCGCCGAGCGTCAAATTTCCCGTGGTGGTAACTGTGCCGGTCAGCGTGATACCATTGACCGTGCCTGTGCCACCTACAGATGTGACCGAGCCAGAACCTTTGTTATTGAATGTCGTCCAGTCCGTGCTGGTCAAATAGCCGTTAACTGAAGTTGTAGCCGCCGCCATGCTGATTGCTGGCGTAGACCCGCCACTAGATACGACAGGCGCGGTGCCAGTGACGCTGGTTACGGTGCCTGTGGTCGGCGTTGTCCATGTCGGCGCGCCTGCTCCGGCGGATGTCAGGACTTGGCCCGACGTCCCTACCGCACTGAACGCGTAGGCCGTACCAGTGCCGTAGGACACCGCGCCTGCCGTAGCCGTAGCGGTGCCGTTCGTACCGCCGTTAGCAATGCCCAGCGTACCGCCCAGCGTGAACGTGCCGCTAGTCGTTATCGGTGATCCGGTGAACGTAAGGCCCGTGGTGCCGCCAGACGCGCCGACGCTCGTAACTGTCCCAAACAGCGATGGCGGCGCGACTAGTACGTCGTTCTGAAACGTATAGAACTGGCTTGCAAGCGACGCCGTAAACGTATTGCTGTCTGGCGCTGCGTTCTGCTCGTGCGCTATTTCTTCTAGCATCTGGCTATAAGATGCCAGCAAGGAGTTGCTGTCTGCTACTAGTGACGCCTCTTGCTGAGTAACTTCAGTGGCGCTGCGTAGCGACAGAAAGAACCTGTACCATTCACGGCTGATCGCTCCCGTGCGGTCGTCAATAAGCGCGACGCGCGGCGGGGTAATCTGTGTCGGATTGGCGGGCGCTACAGCCATTAGGCACGGGTTCCACTGAGGAGAAGTTCCGCGCCCATGACATACACGCGCACGGGGTCTGTACCAGACACCTCGTAAACGCGATCACGGATTTTCATGGTCGCGCCGAGACGCCGCCAGATGGTGCGCTTCCCGTAATGGCCTATCTTGCCCATCGACTTCCAGTGTTCATTTGACCAAGTATGACCGCCATCGTCGGACCATCGCAGCATCACTTCAGCGTCGCTGCCCTGCCCCGTGTTCAGGCCGACGCCGGTTTCGCAATCCAGTTGTAGCGAGTGCTGAACCGTGCGTGTGAGTGTGTTGGCTCCGGTTGGCAGCGCCCGCCACGAGCGCAGCCATTTCTGCGGCTGTCCGTTGTCGGCGTAGACATCCAGATCAAACGTGTAGATATTGCCGTTTTCATAGTCGCCTACGATGATGTTGCTTTCAAAGTTGCACATGTTGTCCGCGCGATGGCGGGTGAACGCGCCGGTCGTAAGCGACGCGCGTTCATGCCAAGCGCCAGTAGCCACGTCAAACACCCACGTCGTGTCGGCGCTAGGGAAATTCAGAACGTAGAAGCTGTGGCCGTCCTGCTGATAGGTGTAGCCGGTAGCGTCCGATATATCGGAGTATTGCTGAAGCTGCCATTCAATAGCGTGGGTCGAGATGCGCTGGCCGATATAGCCTGACGCGCGGTAAACCATACCCTGCCCACGCGGGTCACGTCCCAGCCAGTAAATCTGGTTATCCATCTTGGCGATGGAGTAGGGCGACGCGCAGCCAAGTTCGTTGAACGCACCTTGAATACGGTCCAGCGGAAAGTCTAGGTTGCCGGAGTTATACCAAACTTCGGTCGTGTCGGTGCCAAATACCCATAGTTCGCGGTGATCGACAAACACAGCCACAACGCCGTCGGGTGAACCTTCGGCGCTGGCAAATTCCAATGGGTCGATGCTGGTGCCGTCCAAGAGCGATGTCACCCAAATCTTCTGGCTGTTCGGTTCGTTGAACACGAAGTAGCCGTCCAGATACGCCACAGCGACCGCGCCGGGGAAGTCTGGGTCCATGATAGGGCCAAACGCGCCGGTCGTTTCGTTGTAGATATAGCCAGTGGGGTTGCAGGCGATGAAAAGCTGCGTCCCGTTGTCAGCGATAGAAACTGGCCCAGTGCCGTTAATCGCGCCGATAAGCTGCGGTGTGCTGTTGATACCGTCCAGCTTGTAAAACTCATTGCCCGACGCGACGTAGAAATCCTTCCCGTTCGTCTGGTGCGACCATAGCCCGCGAATGGGGCCGGTGCCGACAGTCTGCAAGAACTTCAGCCCCGGCGCACGTTGAAGGAATGCGGGTTCCTTGCCGCCTTCGGGGACAATCTCTGGAAACAGATTGACCATACGGTTGTCGGCAGCGTTGACGCTGCGCGCGACATACGCCGACCCAAGTATCGGCGACTTCATCAGAAATTGCCCGCAAAGATATTATACCGCTGGCGTGTTGCAATCAGGCTATACGGCATGGACATGATGTCTTCGGGGTTGTTGATGCGCTTCAGATCGCGCTTGCTTGCCATGGCTATACGCATGACTTGCGGCGATGGTTCCACACCAAATTCAGGTGCCATCTCGCAAGCCAGACAATAGCGGAAAGCCCGCAGATAGCCGGGAGGAAATGACAAGACCGTAGCGAGCGTAGCTGGCTGGGACAGTTCGTCAACCGAAATGAAATGCCATTCCAGATCACGCAGCGGGCGCGGGTAGACATACATTTCGATGTCTGGATAATTCATGTTTACCCAGATGACTTGCGGAAACGTAGACGTGACCGTCTTGACCGCGATGCCATCATACTGCTGCTGATTGATGATCTTGATGCCGTAGCTGACACCCGTGCCGGGGTCTTTGAAATAGGTGCTGTCATCCAGCAAGATAGGGCGGTTGCCGATGAAGTCCCCGGAAGGGCCAAGGGTGCGGCTGATAAGGCCCGACGGCCATGTGAACACCTGATCTTGCGTGGAGAACACCGAAAGACGTTCGGTACTCCAGCTATCTATCATCTGGTTCATGGCATTGAGTGCGTCCTGCGACGTTTCCGCCGAGGGAACCTCGCCTTCGGCCAGCACACCCAGAAGCCGGAGTGACCCGTTAATGATGTCGCCAGCCGTTGCCATTGCTTATTCTTCCTGCTTGACGCGGGGGCGTCCACGTCCGCGAGACGCCAGAGCATTGCCGATTGACGCAGCCGCTGGTGCTTCTGGATCATAGCGCATCCAGCCGCTCATTTCATCATAAATCGCTTCGGCGTCGCTGATAGCGACTTTGGCCCCATGAACGGGATGCGTCATGTAGATGACAGCCATAAAAAACCTTGAAAAAGCTGCCCCGGCCTAAGCCGGGGCAGACCTATTAACCCGCGATGCGATACAGGTTGTATGTGCCGTCGCCGGTCTTGACGGCGCGGAATGCAACGCTGCGTGAAGCAACGCCGAGGCCAACGCCAACAAGCGTCCAGCCGGTGCCAACCGTGATGGTAGGAACGCCCGTGCTGGTTGCGATAAGCGAAACATCAAACGACGAGCCAACGCGGGCGTTGCTGAACGCAGCGTCCGTGAGTGCAGCCGTTGGCAACACAAGGTTAGCCGTGCTTGCCGACGTGTAGACGACGAGACCGCCCGCCAGATCGCCAACCGTCAGAGTTACGCCAGCAGTGTAAGCAGTCGGAATAGCCGATGCTACAAAGAGAATGTCGTTAAGGTTGCCATCACCGACCTGATAGCCGCCTGTACCGTTTGCAATAGGCATGAAAAAATCTCCTGTAAAAAGGTGGCCCCCGGATCACCGGGGGCCAGTTTTGGATTAACCCCAGATACGGCAGGCCATCTGCGGACGGATTGCGCTGTAGCCGTACAGAACGTCGATGCGGCAAGGGAGCCGGTCGTTGTTGATGTCGTACTGACGCACAATGCGAAGCGAGATGCCGTTGTGGACCTGACGCGAGGCCATATCAACGCCCTGTGGGAGCAGAAGATCGGCGGTTGCGAAGGTGATGGCGTCCTTGTGGTAGACAAGGTTCTGCGCGTACTGCGAAGAAGCTGCACCGACGAACACGACTGCCTTGGCGTTAGCAGGCAGGGAGTTGACGGTAGCCAGCGCGTGAGCAGCCGAGTAGATCGCAGCCACGGTCACGGTAGCAGTCGTGGTTGCGGTCGAGGAGGCCACAACGACGAACTGGAACAGCGAGCCGGTGCTTTCACGGGTCTGCGGGTTGACTGCGAAGCAGTCAGCAATCGTGAACACATCGCCGGGGACGAGGGTTTCACCAGAGCCAACAGTCAGCGACAGCGTGGTAGCGCCTTCCGACGTGATGGCGGCAGCGGTAACAGTGCCAGTAGCGGCGCGTGTGCCGGTCGTGAACTGCTTGATCGACTGCGACATGTTGATTTCGTCGTAGCCAAGGACGCCCGTACCCATCATGCCGTTGCGGAACTGCTTGCTGATGGTATCCGTTGGGTTGAACAAGCCCTTCATGCCTTCGACCAAACCAGCGTTTGCGGCTGGGTTGACGGTAGCATAACGCGGCGACATCACAGCGGCGTTCTCGTTCAGCTTCTGCTGCGCGGCCAAAAGGACTGCGGAGGTCGAAGGCGTGGTGCCGGGGGTGCCGACCGAGTTACCGATGCTCTTGAATGCGTTTGCAACATCTGCGTCGATGCTGGAAGCAAGCTGCGAGATACGTGGCTTGAGAACGCGTTCGGCGAAGTCGTCCAACTGCATCGTCAGTTCGGCAGTCGTGAAGTTCACGCCGATGTGCTTCTGGTTAGAAACGCTCAGGGTCGTGAACTGCTCGTTGTCGTCCTGAACCTGAAGGGCAGCGCCGTCTGTGACGAGAGCGCGATCCGGCAGACGAATGCGGAGGGTCGAACCGATTTTAGCACCTTCGACAGCAAAGCTGTCATCGTACTGGCGGTTGACGTTGCGTGTGAGTACGAGGTTGTTCTCCAGAATTTCCAGAGCCTTCCGCGTAATCATATCAATAGTAAGGATCGAGTTTGCCATGAGTAAGTCCCAAAATTAGCGGTTGCGTTGTGCCTCGGCCTTTTTGATCTGCCGCATCCGTTCCGCTTCGATCCATTCCGACGTACTCATTGATTTTGTCGAACGAGGGTCAGTGGTATCATACTGCGGCGATCCATTGGATCGTGATGTGACAGGTGCAATCGGAGCCGGGGCGGTTGAAGTCCGTCGGACTGGTGGGTTCGAAGTCAAAGAGGCTTCGATCTTCCCAATCTCTTTAGCCTGCAAGAGTGGCACTAAACGAGCGATACGAGCAGCTTCTTTCGGATTGGAGCCAAGGAAGTACAAGACATCCGGGCCGTTGTCCGAAGATTGAATGCTTTGCGCCATCACTTCTGTGATCGGAAGGTTCTGATTGTACGCGACTTGCTCGAAGTCATCGTACTTATCGCGCGCCTGCTCCTCACGGTCCTGATAGGCACCCAGCATCTCAGCATGTTGTCTGGCGGTATCCCGCCGTTCCAACAACTCCACGGCTTTACGCTCTGCCAAGGCTTCGGCGTAATCTTCAGTGGTGTTATAATCTCCCGGATAGACGACAGCATTTGACTGCTGTGGCGCACTGTCCGCGAAACGCTGCTGTTGCTCACGTTCCCATTTACGCTGTTCTCTTGCGAGACGCTTACCTACAACGGCGTCGAGTTCTTCCTGTGTGAAAGACTTTGGTTCGCCATGCTCGGCTTGCGTTTCCGGTGTCTCGTTTTCTACAGGCTGGATTGCTACCGTGGCTTCCAGTTCTGGCGCGGAGGCATCCGCTAATGTTGGGTCGTCTGTAGTCATGCATAACTCCTAAGAGTTCCCGGTAAACCTTGCCGGTACGGTTAACGGCCACACTACACCCTTAGATGCAGCATGGCAACAACATCAAACTGTGGTATCTGCAACTGTCAATAGATCAATCGCGTCGGTGACGTTGTTCGCTGTGGCGGGAATTGAAGTCCAAGTGATGTCTGCGTAGTTTGCCATAGAGACAACGTTGGTATCGTAGGTGTAGGCCAGTATTTCCAAGTCAACTATAAGCGCGGTGGCTGTAGACGTGCCAAAGTTTCCGCCAACAATCGCCAAGCCAAAACCAGATGCAGACGCAACGCCGGTAAGAAACTTCAAGCCAGCGATATAGTTTGTCGCGGGTTTCTTGGTTACGCTGATGACTGAAAGCTGGGCTGCGTTGGTGGCGTTGTCGGTAACTCGGTAGATAAACTCAACTGAAACGATGCTTTGGCCTGCGCCCCCACCGGGAGCACTAAGCATAACCGTCAACTTTGCCTTAAACCCCGGCTTGACGCCCTTGGCGTATACCGTGGAGTTGAACAGCGCGATCACCTTGGAACTAGGGTCGGCGGCGGTAAATGTGGCGCTGTTCAGCGTTGGCAACGTCCCGCCAATTGACCGCGCGAACCGAAGCAGATTGCCCGTCCCAAATGTGTAGTTCTGGGGTGTAGCTGGCGCGGGTATCAGCATCTGCGATACTTGTGAACGGTTTGTTGTCTGCGTGAAAAGACTGTGGGTATTGTTTGGTGGAACAACACTCAATGTTGTTTCGTTCTCAACGCCAAAGAAGCTATTTTGTGTAGAGTTTGCATCAATGGAAAAAGCAGAGCCGTTGCACTCCGTTGTGTATCCAGAGAATACGTTTAGCAGCGCGTAGTTCTTCAGGATGAAAACTGTTGTTGCACTGGTGGGCAAAACGCCAATGTTTACGCACACAAACCCGCTAAATACGTTTTCAACGCATTGCTCAGTGGCCGAAATTCCATCAAGCAAGATGTGCTGATAACATTGCCGAATAGCAAAAGCTGTGAAATTGTTGGCGTTGCAATTTGCGCCGAGACGAATAGCAACATCGCAGTTAGCAATATAGAAGTTATTGGCGCGATTAAGATACCGCTGATACGTTGATGGCGTTGACCCATTAGGGTAGAAGATACCGTAGCACGTATTGGTGCCTGTCAGATCAGTAGTGGCAGAGCCGTAGATCGACACGTTGCTAATGGTCGAGTTATAAACCGAGTTTGACCCAGCTAACCCGACCTGAACGATACCTGTAGTCGCGCCGTTAACCTTGCTGTGCTTCAGATACAAGTTTGCAATGCCAGACGATGACTGCAAGATCACGATAGGGCCAGCGGTGCCTGTCGAAAGTTTAGATAGGCAACTGCCGACGGTAGTGCTGCCGGGGCCAGCAGGAAAATACTCACTGGCGACCGATTGACCCATCAGCGTTACGCCGGGTGGGATCGTCAGCGTTCCGTTAACTACATAGGTCTTTCCGGTTAGTTGCACCGACGCAGCGCCGCTGTTCAGCGCCGCCTGAATGGCTGTCGTGTCGTCGGTCGCTCCGTTGCCGACCGCGCCGAAATCTTCGACGCTCACCATATCCCGCAGTTTAGCCTGCGCGGAACGAGACACAGCGCCTGTGCCGGTAGCTATAAAGCCAACCTTGGATGTTCCAGCGGTCGAACCAAGATTGTCGAAGGCAGTCTGCACATCTGTGGCGGTCGTGTAGCCTGATGGCGTCAGTGAAACGCCGCCAGCCAGACCAGAACTAAGGTTATCGTAGGTGCCTAGCAGAACATTCAAGGATGTGTAGATCGCAAACTTGTAGGAAACGCTTGCAGTGGTCCAAATCTGGCCACCGGGAACACGCCCTGCGCTATCCAGAATGATAGGGTTGCTGTGTGCCGTGCCGCCTGTTGAAGATGTGTACACGGCTGCGGGCGTGGTCGTACCAGCCGCATAGGTATACATCTTGCCGCCAGACAAAATGACGCCATTGTTGTCGAAGAACTGAGCGCCAGCGCCGCCAAGTGGGGATAAATTAACGGCCATCAGGTATCCTTACACACTTGAAATAGTGGGCTGATTACGATCTTATTCGTAAAAAACGCTAAGTTTTGGCGTTGTTCCGCCGACGACAATATACAAACCGCGACTGAACACTACACCATCTGCATCGCCAGTGAACACGTAGTTACCGGGCGCGGTTGCTGTAAATGTAGCCACGATCACTGGGTCGCTGGTAGATGCGGCCTTGCTATCATAGATTGCAATCGTAGGGGTTGTGCCAGACGACACAAAGATGCCCTTCAGCTTGCCAAGGCCGATCTTGACCTGCGCGGTGGCTTCCAAATATGCGACAGTAGCAGACATACCTAATATCCTAAGCCAGAAATTTCAGTTTGTAGAGCGTCGAGAAATACAGCCCCATGATTTCGTCGATGATGTTTTGGATCGGGGTGCAATCCTTATCGACGACTTTATACCGCATTTCTGTAAGATCGTCCACTTGGCCTTCCAGAAAGTCAACGACATTGTTGGTCTTCTTGGCTGACATGAGCGAGATAGGGCCAATCAAGCTGTATTTGCCTTGATATGCCTCTGCAAACTTGTCCGCCAGATCGACGATACCTTCGTAAAACCCCTGAAGGGCTACGTGTTTGGCATAAGACCGCGTGTTCAGGTGTGCTGAATGGGTCACGTCCCGCGCCAGAAACAGCATTCCTACGAAGTCAGCGCAGCCAGCCATTACATCATTCCTTCAGGTGCGGCGGGTTGTGGTTCGGGTGCTTCTTGCATTTCTTCTTGTGGCTGACCCTGCATGGGCGGCATACCGCCCTGCTCGCCCATTTCGGGGGCTTCTGGTGCCTCATTCATGTCAGGCATTTCGCGCATCTGGGGGCTACCGCCAATCAGATCGCCGGTATCAAGGGCGGCGGCAATCGTCCCCATGACAATATCCTGAATTTGCTCAGGCGACATGCTATTCTGCACGGCGCTGATGCGCTTGGTTTCGGCGTCGTAAGCATCAACCTGTGCCTTGTATTCCTTGATGTCCACCTCGCGTTGCGCGGCGCTATCCTGAATGTTGGTGATAACGTCGGACATTTTGTTCAGTTCCTGCGTCATCGCCTCAATCTGCTGATGCGCGGCAACCATCTGTGGCGACTGATCGTCGGTAGCCAGAACCTTCGGATCAAGGATTTTCTTGAAGCGTTCGGCCATTTCCTGCGCTCCGGGCCAATCCATGTTCTTAATGAACAGATCGCCAGCGACAGACCAAAGCTGCGGGTTGGACTGCAAGATCGTGGACATGGCGTCCAGCGCCTCTTGACGCTTGGTCATGTAGCCGGGGCCAGTGGAGACCATCACGTCGTACAGGCCCACGGCAGGGTTGTAGATTTTCTCAATCATCGCGCCGTTCTGGTCGCGCACTTCCTTGACAGGCTCTTGCTGTGCAGGGTTGAACTTGACCATGCTGACTTCGCCGTCAACACCAATGATGCGGGCGACGCGCTGTGTGTCGTAAATCTTCGGGATCATTTCGACAATCTGGCGCGTCGTGTGCCGAATGGCGCGGGCAAGGTTATCAACGTAGTGATAAGTGCCGACATCGCCCTGCTTCTCGCGGGCAAGGATGGCTTTACCTGACCGTTCGTTGCTGCGTTGGCCTAGGCTGCTATCATACTGGCCTGTGGTGGACTTGATGTCGTCCGCAGCGCCCATTTTGGCCTGCAACAGACCGCTGGAGGCCATTGGTGGGGCTGCGCGCTGTGGAAGTGGCAGAACTGCCCCAGAACCGTCCGTAACGTCTGGATTGACCTCCAGATACGGCCAGTTGGTCGTGTTGGCGGTCTTCCACTGGCTTTCGTAGCCTTCAAACTGCCCGCCATAGCCGATAAACGGCGCTTTGGGGGCCAAGGCGATCATTTCCGCCTCTTGGCTGACCCAATAGTTGTACATGCGCTGGGCGTCTTTGGCGTTTCGCACGAGGCCCGAGACGTAAATCTGGCCTTCAACTTCAAATTCGTTGCCGATGACGCGGACAATAGGTATCCACTTGCCCGCCCACTCTTGTTCTTCCAGAATGTCGAAGCCGTTCGTCTTCATCCACATGACTTTGCGGCGATTGACGAGGCGTGTGCGCGTAGGCTTACCAAACATCTCGGTAAGCTGCTTGTCGCGGTTCGATTTTGCGACGGCGGTCTGATTATCTGGATACAGGTGCAGCGTTTCGTTCTCAGTGACGTAGTAGAAGTACTCCGCGATGCGGATCGTATCTTCTGCCAGCCATGAACCCATGCTCTGATTGCCGACGCCCTGTGACATCAGCGTAGAGATAGGTGTAGCGTCTGGAAACAGTTCTTCGTACTCGGAACGCAAGATGTCCTCGGTCACAAAGCACCACTTGGCGTCAGCGCCGCATGGGTCTTGGATCGTCGGGTCCATATAGACGCTGAACGAGTTGCGGACACGCTGGATGCGGATGTCCTGATCGAATGTCTCGTCGTTGCAATACTCGGTCAGCAGGCGGATGTAGCCCTCGCCGTAAGTGACCTGATTGTCGCAAGCCGTGTCATAGGCCACGTCTGCGTCCGACATGTACTCGATGTGGCGCACGAGGCCGTTGAAGATTTCAGCGACCTGAACGTCTGCGCCGTCGTCGGCGGGGATGACCTTACCTGATGGGCGGTTCTGGCGCTGCTCGTTTGTCACCTGTTTGACGTGCTGTGGCAGCTTGTTGATCGTCAGGCACGGGCGGGCGTTGATAGCCTGCCCCTGCACAGACCCGCGTGTCGATAGAACGTCAGCAGGCCACTGCCACTGATTGTCTGGCGAACCCGCCATGAACCTTAGATCGTCCAGTTCATCTTCGCGGCTGTCGCTGTAGGCGTCCATAGCCAACGTCAGACGGGCGCGCATAGTCGCCATCTTGTCGGGGTCTTTCTTCCCCGAGTAGGAGTTGGACCCTACGTTGGCAACTCTGCCTGCTGCATTGATGCCTGTAGGGTCCGCCATGATTTACTTCTTACCCTTTGGTGCCGCGCTTCGCTTGACACTATACGCGATTGCCGCGGCTTGTTTTGCTGGCTTGCCAGCAGCAACTTCAGCCTTGATGTTCTTGCGGAAAGCCTCTTTGCTCCCCGACTTCACCAAAGGCACGGTGTTAAGCCGTGCAATGAAGGATGGCGAAGTTGATGATCACAGCTTCGCTTAGTGTGCCGCCCGAAATGTTGCGGAGTGAGATGCTGACTGTTCCCGTGCCTACCCCGTTGGCAAACGCGTTATATGAACCCGGCGTAGCCTGCCCGCCTGAGATTGTCAGAATAACGGTATCATTAGAACTAAGAAAGCTGTTGTTCAGCGTGAACGTAGCGTTGGTCGCCGTCGTCAACGAAGCGCCGTTCATGGTAATGCGACCAGCCGACTTGTTCAGCGTGACGGCGGTGGACTTGTCCGTCAACTGCGTGACAGCACCCAGAGCAGCGGCGGTATAGCCCAGTTCGCCATCCGAATAGATGAACTGAGCGCCGATGATGTCCTGATCTAGGAACGCAACGCCGATTGATTTCGAATTAGCCATTTCTTAATGTCCCATCCAACCTGTAGAAACTCCCTGAGAAGCATACTGACGCGGATTGTTCTTGTCAATGCGATCACCACGATATTCGCGTGATGCTACCGGAAACGCAAACGTCAGCGCGATGGCGTCCGCAGCATCAGGTGATGCAACACCGCGAGACTTCATGTCCTTCTTGCTCTCAAGGAACAGCGTCCCCCGGCTGTCTGGCTTCGTCATGGGGCCAATCAAGTCACTCTTGAGGAACCTGTCGCTGGGGATGTGGCCTGCCTTGAGCCACTCACGCATGTCGCCCCACATCTCGGCGCGCTTGTTGCCCCACATGATCTGGTTCTTGGCCTTGCTGCCGAAGTTGACGCCGCGTATCTTGTAGCGTTGCTCCTTGAGCCTGTCCACGACGCCTGCGCCCAGACCGCCCTCGTCGATGCACACGAGCGCGGGCTTGAACTCCTCAATAGCCTCAATGACGTGACCGACGACTTCCATCGTGTCCGCGCCCCGGTGACGGCGCAACTCCACAATGTCGCGCCCGCGCCTGATGGCGATGACGGTAGCGTCTGCCCCGAAGCGGGCCGGATCGACACCGATAGTGATCGGCGCTGTCTCGTCCTTGTACTTGGCGCGGCGCATGGCGTCATCGACGAGGCTGGACGCGATGAACTGGTCGTCGCCCTCGCTCGGAAACTGACCGTAGACCTCGACATGGGCTTGGTAGCTGTCCGGGCCGTATTCTTCTATGATGCGCTGGTAGATGTTCTTGTCGGTGCCTTCCACGTCGCGGGCGTCCACGTTGCGCTGGTTCCAGAAGGCGCGCTTGTTGTGGAACGTCTCGTAGAAGTAGCCCTTGTTGCGCCGGGGGTTGGAGAAGGCCAGATGAAATCGGTTCGGCGTATTCTCCGTGAAGAAGCCGTCGCTCACCGCCCAGATGCTGTCGGGGATACCGCTGGCTTCGTCGAAGATCAGCATGACGCCATCCTCGTTGTGCAGCCCTGCGTAGGCGTCCGGGTTTTCTTCTGACCACAGCCGCCCTTCTGCTGCCCAGTAGCGGGTGCCTTTCTTCAGGTCGCGTTCGACCAACTCGGTCAGCCACTTGGCGGGCTTGATCTGAGTGGCGGCAATCTCGAACCAGTGGCTGTTGATCGACATCGCCAGCCACTTGGTTATCTCGGCCCACGTCACCTTCTGAAGCTGCGCCTCGGAGTTAGCCGACACGATGACAGATCCGCCGATGCGGGTGGACAGCATCCATGCCACCAGCCAACTGACGAGTGCAGACTTGCCGATGCCGCGCCCGGACGCCACGGTTTGCCGCAGCGTCTCGAAGTCAACCTTGCCCTTGTTCTGCTGGATATGGTCGCGAATATCGCTCAACAACTCCCGCTGCCATTTGCGCGGGCCTGTGTGGTTTGCCAGCGGCGTCCCGGCTTCCCCCCATGGGAAGGCCAGATAGACGAACGCCAGCGGGTCATCCTTGATGGCGGGCGACCACAGCCGCGACATCAGTTCCATCTCGTCGGCGGCTTTGTAGATCGGCTGCTGCATCAATTTACCTTTCGGCGTTTGAATGTCAGGAAGTCCGCCGCTTCTTCGATGTTGTCGAACGCCTGCACCAGTGGCTGCTGTCCGTTGCGCGGCGTGATGATGGTTGCGACTGACTGCCCATCGCGCTGCTCGGTAAACTGCCCTTTGAGCGCGTAATCGTCGCTGTCCTTGTAGCCGCGCGCGCGGATGAGGCAGGCGCGCTTGCCGCCCGGAAGTTCGATGCTACCTGTGGCGAACGTGTGAATATGAAACGCCGCGTAGATGTCGGCTGGCTCGTCCATCATCGCCGCGCGCTTGAGGCCGTGCAGTTCGTTGTAGATGGAACTGCCCTTGAAGTTATGCCGCGCCCACGCCGTTGTGACGCCGCCGCATGGCGACACGATCCGCATCTTGGCGTCCCAGTCGCGCATCAACACCCTGTTCGTGTTCATGCCCTCGAAGATCCGCTTGCCGTGGTTCCATGTGTCGTGGTTGCCCAACAGCCAAATCAGCCAGTTGACGCCCAAGTCTTTCAGCGCCCACTCGACCAGTTCCCAGCCTTCCGAGACGGTAGCCGAGTGCTCGCCGTAAAGGCGCTCCAGCTTGCCGACCCAATTGTTGATGCTGTCGCCGCCGTTTGCGCCATACATGCCCTCGGTGGTAGCGCAGATGCGGGCGTGACGTTCAAAGCCGACCAGATCGCAATACGGGTCGTCAAGGTGCGGATCGCCAAACCAACAGATGCCGTAGGGGCCGCTGATTGGCACCCGGATCGTCTGCCACGCTTGCGCCCGGTCGTGGGCGATACGCAGGCCGTTGCGTAGCTTCATCGTTGCCAGACGGTCTAAGAACGGCAAGTCCGACGGCGGCAACTCATCAACGATAAGTTCGCCAGTCGCCAAACTCTGCATATCTGCGGCCTTGAGCGTATCCTGCAATGCGCTGCGTGATAGCCCGAGTGCCGTTGCGGTAGCGCGTTGGTTGCGCCCGTGTGCCTCGTATGCGTTGAGGCGTCGTGCTACTTCGTCGGTGCTAACAATTGCCAAGTTATTTTTCCTCTAGCCGTGTCGCCTCGGCTACATACTCTACTTGTTCGACAGGGGGAAGGCGCGTGTACGTCCCCTCAATGACGCGTAGCTGCGCCTTCTCCAGCGCGCCCGTGATGCTGATCTGCTGGTCGATGTTCACGTCGATCTGCTGCTTGGCTACCCACCCATGCTGATGCTTGAGGATGTCCAGCGCGGCCTTGGCGTCGCCCGCCGCTGCTGCGGCGTACAGCGTCTTGGCGGCGTTGATCTCGCCATCAGCGCGGCCCTTCATTTCAGCCATCTCCGCCAGCGGGTCAGCCTCCTGCAAGCGCCGTAGCTGTATCGGCGTCAGCCCAGACGCCATCGCCAGACTGTCGCCCTTCAGGCCATACAGCGCGGCATTATATATAGCCTCCAACCGCGCCTCAGTTGCCTGTTGGCGCTCGGGTGTGAACGGCAGTGAGTAAAAGGACATAGGCGATAGCCTAGTTTCTGTTTTGCTGTTGGTCAACTATTGTTTGGCAATAAGCTAAAAAAATTACGCTAACAATTGTTTGGCAATATATTTATAAAAAAAATTTTGGTTGTAGACGGTCTGTCACAGTCAGTGCGGTCGGTCGGCCCCCCCTCCCCCCCTCTAGGAAAAATGCGTTTCTGATACCGCCCAAGCCGTGGCGCTTCGCGCGGCGCTTTTTGCTACCGCTTCGCATTAGCCGACGAAAAACGCCAGCCAGCTTGTTGCTAATGGTTCGCAATAGCAGATTGGCTTATTGATAACGGTTTGCAATAGCAGATTGGCTTGTTGATAACGGTTCGCAATAATGCTGCATCGTGCCGTTTTGCTTATTGCTATTGCGAGTGCTCTCGCAATAGCAAACTTGATAACGCCTGTCAATAGCGTTTGATTGCGCGCGCGCCAGTCTGAATATGAACGGCTGTTCATAAATAGGCTATTTAGGCTATTTAGGCTATGGTGTTTCAGTTGGGGTGAGGCCTCAACGCGGCGGCTGACAACGCCAGCCCAGCGCCAGCCATACACTATATATAATAACTTTCTAATAGGCATATACCTTTACAATGACTTAGATAGCGCAGAACGGCCCTAAGCCGTTGATATTGGCTGTTAAAAGTTAAGCTATCCGCGCTCCCTCCATGACCTAGAAACTAGCTTAAAACGCCGATTTTGGCCTATGTTTAACCCTCCAGCATTACAATTTCGTAATTAAGGGTTATATCACTTGACCCTCAAAACAGACCCTCCTAAGAATGGCGAACGGAAACACAAGGAGACGCCGACATGAACGCCACCACCGCCTTCACCACCCGTTGCGCCGCATTCGACGCGCACATCGCCGCACAATCGGCGCTGCACGCCGCGCACTGCTTCACGGGCCGCGCCAGCGATGTTGCCAAGCACCTATCCAATGCCCGCGCCGCCGCTGTCTCTGCCCACGCCGAATACCTTCTGGCGCGCGATGCCGACGCAGCGGCCTATGCTTTGCAATGCGACACTTACCGCACGGCCTAGCCGCCGCGCCAGCCACTCACAATCCAATCAAAGGAACAATCCAATGAACGCTTACAGCCACGTCAAGTCCACGTTCATACGGTCCATTTTGACCGGCAACGAACGCAACATCAAAGCAATTGCTGGCGCGGCATACGCGACAGAATTCGCCTTTCACGATGACTTGCACAATTCGTCAATCGACGAGACTGTCATCGTCGCGCGTGAACGCGCAATTGAGACGATGACGGATTGCTTGCTAGATTTTGACGTTGAGGGCGCGATTGCCGCGATGCGCGCATACTGGAATATTTGACCCGAACAATCCAATCAAGGAACAATTCACTATGGCCGCATCGCATCAAATACAATTCACTCGCGTTAGCCGTAACAGCAAGACCGGCCCTATCCCGGTGACCACGACGAGCGAAGAAAGTTGCGCTACGGATTGCCCATTGAAGGCAAACGGATGCTTTGCGGAAGCCGGACCGCTGGCGCTCTTGTGGCGCAATGTAACCGCTCGCAAGGCTGGCCTAGCATGGGACGCCGCGATGACCGCAATCACGGCATTGCCTAAGTTTACCTTGTGGCGGCACAATCAAGCGGGCGACTTGCCCGGTGTAGGTAACGACATAGACGTGACCGCCATGCGCCAGCTAGTGCGCGCCAACAAAGGCAAGCGCGGCTTCACCTATACGCACAAGCCCGTGACTGGCGATAGCGTCCAATCTATCGCCAACGCGCTGCTAGTCGCGGAAGCCAACGAGCAAGGCTTCACGGTCAATTTGTCCGCTAACACGCTAGCCCATGCTGACGAGCTTGCAGCGACTGGCTTAGGTCCAGTCGTTGTCGTTCTGCCCTCGGACCAAACGCGCGCCACAACGACACCGCAGGGGCGCAAGGTTGCCATATGTCCGGCCACTATCAGCGACAACGTGACTTGCTCGTCTTGTGGCTTGTGCGCGCTCGCTAGCCGCAAGTCGATCATTGGCTTCCCTGCTCACGGCGCTAGCAAGCGCAAGGCTAGTGCGATTGCACTAGCCGCCTGACACAACCCCTGAAAGGAAACCCCGACATGAATTCATTGAGCCAATACGCCACCGCAGGCGAAGCCCGCGTAGCCCGCCGTTTGATCCGTGCCGCGCTGGCAGAGGGCTGGACCGTCAGCGTCAACGACGGCGAGGAAACCACCGTTGCGCGGTCCAGCAGCGAGCGCGCGATCTTCGACGCTATGTGCAGCACTGGCGAAGACATCATAACCATCCACCTTGCCATTAGTGGCAAGCGCGGCGGTTCTTTCTATCTGGTCTATGGCAACGACCCGACAGGCGAAGAATTGATATCAGACCACAGCGACAATGAAAACTGCGAACGCCTTAGTGCCGCCGCGCTAGCCGCCTGACAACATCCCTAGGGGCGGCAATGGTGCCGCCCCAGCCCCTGAGAGGACATGACATGACCATTTGGACCGCCGCCCTAAGCACCGCCGCCAAAGCCGTTCGAGACGAGCCGCAGCCCCATCCCTATTGGCCCGAGAGTGATATCGACGTGCGGAGCCGCGCACGGGAATTTGCGGGCCATCCCGTAGGATCCGAGTTGAAGCCCTTTCAACGCGAATATTTGGCGGCGTTCACGCAACGACTGGATAACGCCATAGGCGGACGCCACACCGCCCGCCCGTCCCATGCCGCGTTTATCGACGCCCTCAACGCCGCAGACAAGGAAGCCTAAGCCATGACCAACACGCCCCAAGCACTCGCCACCGCCGCCCTAGACGCCGCGTTGCTCGCCCTAGCCGCCGCCGCCGCGCTGTATGATGACACGAGGGAAGCTTTGAAGGGTGCGCGCGCGCATGAGCGCGCCGCAGACGCCGCCGCGCAGGGTGCCGCTGATGTTTACGATACCGCTTACCGTTTGGTAGTCGCATCCCGCGCTGCATACAACAACGCCAGCAAGGAGGGCGAAGCATGAACATAATCCAAGGCGTCATCATGGCGCTATGTCTCGCCGTTATCATCGTAGCGATGAATTTTCTGGAGTATATCGCATGATCGTCTTGGACTTGGACCGCCTTAGCCTAGAGGCGCAGGCGGAGGCATACGACCGCGAGGCCGACTATCTGGCGTCTACTATCAGAATGTTCGGACGCGCCGGACGTGGCGACCCCGGCGACTTGCGCCACTACGCAGCATGTATCCGGGCCAAACTGACAGCATTGGAGCCAAAGCCATGACACCGACAGAACAGATTGCAGCCGCCCGCGCGGCACACGCTGCCGCCCGCGAGGCTAACGCAGCCCTCGAAGCAGCGTTAGCAGCCGCATACGCAGCCATCAGCGACGCCCGCGACGCAGCCTACGCCGCAGCCTACGCTGCCCGCGACGCAGCCTACGACGCCGCATACGCAGCATCCATAGCCGCCTACGACGCCGCATACGCAGCCATCAGCGACGCCCACGACGCCGCATACGCTGCGGCCAAAGCCGCCCGCAACGCCGCCTACGACGCTGCATACGCAGCATCCATAGCAGCATTGGAGCCAAAGCCATGACCACCGAAGCCGCATACGAAGCCGCCCTCGACGCCCGCAACGCCACACTCGCCGCCGAGGCCAATTACATGGCGCATGTTGTCGATAAGTTCGGCGGTCCCATCATGTTCGGCGGCCCCATCTTAGGGCAAGTAGGCCACGGCAAATTGCGAAACGTAGTCAACGATCACCTGAAGGAGCCAAAGCCATGAACGCACGACTGGACCTAGACCCTATGGCGTCACGGCGTGACCCGCCATTGACGCCTATGAACCGCCCCAATGGGCAGAACCGCCGCCATAAGCGGCACTTTGGATATGAAGCAGGAGCGGCGCTGATGGTAATCGTATTAGGCTTTTTAATCGGTCTCGTCATCGTGATGTTGACCGCATGATAGGATCACACAATGTCATATCAACCTCGGATCATGGATTACACGCCGGACCCGCTATACAAGACGCGGGGATTGCCCCGCATCCTGCAATTGCGACGACTGCGGACCCGAGCAGCTATGACCCCGCGAGAGCAATCGGAGTTGAAAAGGCTAGAGGCTTCGCAACAGGCCACGGAACACGACGAGCATCGACGGGCCAGACAGGCGAAGGCAGCAAGAGAGCGCAAGCGGAGATTGCAAAACGTCTTGACCGGCGAATTGCCCGCGCCAATCGAACCGCATCGATAGAGGCGTTCGAGCGCGGCGAAGTGTCGGTTGAAGTAGCCGCCGCAAGGCATAGCCTGACACACAGGCAGTTTCTCGTATGGGTCTATGACGAGCGCAGACGCCCATACAAGCCGTTCAAGGAGGTTGGTCCACCAGAACCCAAGCCGCCCCGCGTTCGCAACCCTGATGACGGCCTATTGATCGGCGCTGGCGGTCACATGACCGACCCAGCGGTCCGCAAGGCTACCCTGCGGCTAGAGGAACGCATCACGGCCCTGCAACACCGCCAGCACTTGCCAACCTTCGCATACAGAAAGAACCTACCATGACCAAAGAATGCCCCGCCTGCGGCTACACCAAGCCGCCCAAGCCCCGCGCCCCGCGTGGACGCCCAACAACCTACGGACTTGAGGCTATGGCCCTATGGGATGAGGTGTTGATGCCGTTCGCGGATGCCTCCGACATCAAGCGGATCCGGCGCAACATCAGCCAGTTTGGCGTTCGGCATAACCGCTTTTTTACGGGACGGATCGACGCAGAAAAACAAGGTTATCTTGTCGTGACGCGCGTCGAATAAGGCCACTTGCTAAACATTTTTTGACGGCCTATGAAGATCAGACAGTAAAGGATAGTCGAATGAAACACAGTAATATCGTCGGCGGATCGTCCGCTAAACGCGTGATGGAATGCCCCGGCAGCGTGGCCCTAGTGGCACGTATGCCGGAGCAGCCGAGCAGCAGTTACGCGGACGAGGGGACGCTCCTGCATGACGTGATAGCGGACGCCCTGAACGGCATGGATAGCCCACTAGGACGGACACATGGCAGCGCGGCACTCACGCAGGAATTGATTGACGAGAAGATCACGCCCGCGCTGGCCGCGCTGGACGAGATCGACGCGCACAACCAGATGGAATACGCTGTCGAAAGCAACGTCTCGTTTGGTAAATATCTGCCTGACGTGTTCGGTTCAGCCGACTATCTGGGCCGCATGGGCGACCGAGCCTTGGTGCTGGACTGGAAGTTTGGCAGCGGCGTGATCGTCACCGCTGAAGAAAACGCCCAACTGATGTTTTACGCCGCCGCAGCAATGCGGACACAGGCGACGGCATGGGTGTTTGATGGCGCGACCGAGGTTGAGCTAGTAATCGTCCAGCCGCCAGAAGTGCGGCGCTGGGTGACGAGCGTTGACCGCATCAAGCAGTTCGAGCGCGACCTCAAGGCAGCGGTAACACTGTCGGCGCAACCTGACGCCCCGCTAAAGGCTGGAGCGCACTGCAAGTGGTGCCGCGCCAAGCCTGTCTGCCCTGTCATGACCGGCGCGGTTGATCGCGTCGCCAAGGCCAAGCTGGACGCCCTGCCAGTCGATCAGATCGCGCACTATCTGGACCAGATACCTGTCGTGGAAGCGTTCCTGAAGGACTTGCAGCAACTGGCGCATACGATGATCGAGGGCGGTAAGACTGTCCCCGGCTGGAAGCTAGTCAACAAGCGCGCGACACGGCGCTGGCTGGACCCTGAAGCGGCGGCGGACTATCTGCTGTTTAATGGGTTTGACGCATTCGAGGAGCGGCTTATAACGCCAGCCGCTGCCGAGAAGCAGCTAAAGAAAGTTAAACAAGAATTGCCCGCTGACCTAGTGGTCGCGGTCTCAAGTGGTAGCACGCTGGCTCCGGAAACAGACCCCCGGCAAAGCGTGTTGCAAATCGGACAGGTGCTAATTTCGGCCCTGTCTAAAATCCAATAACGAAAGTCAATATCATGTCAAATCTCACTGTATTCGCAAGCGCCGGACTTCCTTCGGTTGCTTCGCTCTCGTCCGCACTCCGCGCTGTCGCTACTGATGTCGGCAGCACGGGCGCATCAGGTATCATCTTGAAGATGGACAAGACCGGCCATTGGGTGTTCGGCGCTGACCAGACGGAAGTCGAAGATGGCAGCGTATGGGCCGTCAATCCATTTTCGTTCGTTCACGGCTACATCGCATGGGGTGACGGCGAAGTGCTCGGCGAAGCCATGACCAGCGTGTCAGAACCCCTGCCAGACACCGGGCCAGCGCCTGCTGGTGCCAAGCGCGGTTGGGAAATGCAAGTCGGCATGACCGTCGTTTGCATCAAGGGCGAGGATGAGGGCCTTCAGGCGCGCTATTCGGCAACGTCGGTGGGCGGCAAGAAAGCCGTGTCGGCGCTGGGCCTTGCCATCGCTGAACAGGTGGACACCAACCCCAACAAGCCTGTGCCGACCGTGACGCTCAAAAAGGAGCATTACCAGCACAAGTCCTACGGGCGCATCTTTACCCCTGTCTTTGACATCGTCGGCTGGCAGGGCATGAGCAGCGAAGCCGCCGAAGATGCTGAACTGCCTCTTGAAGATGCTAAAGAGCCTGCGCGCCGCAGCCGCCGCGCAGCCTAACTGAACGCGAACGCCGGGGCGGGTTGGGCCGTCCCGGCTAGTAGCAACGAAAGTAAAGTAAAATGACAATACTCTGGGTAGATTTCGAGACGCGCAGCCGCTGCAATTTGCTGACACACGGCGTCTACAACTACGCGCAGGACATCAGCACCGACGTGTTGTGCATGTCCTACGCTTTCGACGATGGCGATGTGTTGACGTGGTTGCCTGAGCAGCCTTTCCCCGACGCCATCAAGAATTTCACCGGCCAGATTAGGGCGCACAATTCTGCGTTCGAGCGCCTGATTTTCTGGTATGTCCTACAGATCGACTTCCCGCTGGAGCAGTTTTATTGCACCGCAGCACAAGCCCGCTCGAACTGCGCGCCGGGTAGCCTTGCCGACGTGGGGCGGTTCGTCGGCACCGGGATGCGGAAAGATCACCGAGGGTCGCAGCTAATACGCGCGCTATCTATCCCGCAGGCAGATGGCGAGTTTCGCACCGACGCGAAGCTGATGCAGGAGATGATCGACTATTGCGAGCAGGACGTTCGGGTTATGCGCGCGATCAGTCACGCGCAGCGCAACCTGAGCGCCGACGAGTTGAACGCCTATCACGTCAACGAGCGTATCAACGACCGTGGCGTGTTGCTCGACCGACCGCTGGCGGAAGCCGCCGTGCGCTACTCCGACACCGAGACGCGGGAGATACAGCAACAGGTGGCGACGCTGACGCAGGGGCAAGTCACGTCCGTCCGCAGCGCCACTATGCGGACGTGGGTGCTAGACCGCGTTGGCCCCGAAGCAATGAAGCTGGCGACAGTTTACAAAGATGACGTTGCCAAGCTATCAATGGACAAGAACGTCCGCGCTAACCTTCTGGCGCTGTCTGAGGAAAACCCGGATGAAGTGCCGAGTGAAGTCGCGGAAGTCATACAGTGTGCGGATGACCTCTGGGCGTCATCAGTCGCCAAGTTCGCGCGCGCCGCTGCGCTTGCTGACACAGAAGATCACCGCGTTAGAGGCGCATTCGTCTATGCTGGAGGAAGTGCTACGGGCCGTGCTTCATCATATGGACTTCAGGTTCATAATTACCCCCGAAAGTGCGCCGCCGACCCGGCACTGACACGCGACGCTATGGTGCGTGGCAAGGCTATCGTTCCGCAGTTTGGCAAGCGCGCCACTGACGTGCTGAAATCCATGCTGCGCCCCTCGCTGATGGCCGCTGAAGGCAAGCGCCTAGTGGTAGCCGATTGGGCGGCTATCGAAGCGCGGGTGAACCCGTGGGCATCAAACTGCGACAGCGGGGACACCAAGCTAGACATCTTTGCGCGCGGTGAGGATGTCTACAAGCACAACGCGATGGCGACGTTTGGCGTTGGCTACGCTGATGTCGATAAAGATCAGCGCCAGATCGGCAAGGTGCAGGAATTGGCTCTAGGGTTTTCCGGCGGTGTCGGTGCCTTCGCCAGCATGGGCCGCATCTATGGCATCGACGTCAGCGAACGCGAGGCGCAGAACATGGTCAACGCTTGGCGCGGCGCGAACCGCTGGGCGATGACATACTGGAACAATCTTGAGCGCGCCTACATGGCTGCGATGCGTATGCCGGGGACCGAGTTTAGCGCAGGGCGCGTCACCTACCTATTTGACAAGCAACACCTATGGTATGCGTTGCCGTCGGGCCGCGTGTTGTGCTATCCTTTCGCTCGTTTCAACGCGAAGGGTGACATCACCTACGCCAAAGCCGCGTGGAAACCGGCGGCAGACGCGAAGGAATGGCCCCGCGCTCGCCTGTGGCGTGGCCTAGCCTGTGAAAACGTCACGCAGGCCATCGCTAACGACCTGTTGCGGCACTCGCTGAAGGAACTGGAAATCGTTAATTTGCCTGCTGTTCTACATTGCCACGATGAAATTGTCTTGGAAGTGCTTGAGCAGGAAGCCGAAGCCGCCGCCGATACGCTCGTGCGTATCATGTGCCAACCCCCCGTATGGGCCGTAGGACTTCCGCTTAACGCAGAGGTTTCTACTATGGTCCGTTACGGCAAGTAGAGGAGTAATGCGATGATTGAGGATCGCGTTAAATTCGTCGAATACATAGCCAATCTGGCATCAGAGGATGGCGAGACAGCGTTGCTGCTGCGCCAGAAGCCAAAGACCGACGCAGACGGCAACCCGTTGTATCATTCGGACGGCGTTCCGCAGGCAAGTTTCCCCGCTTTTCTTCCTGCCAATGCCAAGATCAAACCCGGCGAGGCATGGTATACCAACACAGGATCGTTCGTTGTCAGCCGCTTTGAAGATGGCAAGCCGTCAGCCAAGCGCGACAATGTAGATTACGTTTTGTTCATGATGCTGGATGACATTGGCACCAAGTCCAAGACGCCGCCGCTAGACCCTACGTGGGTGATGGAGACATCCGAAGGATCGTTTCAGTGGGGCTACGCCTTCAGCAGCCAGCCAACCAAGGGCCAGTTCTGCGCCGCCATCAACGCCATCGCCGAGGCAGGCTATACGGACCCCGGCGCGACGAACCCCGTCCGCAACTGCCGCATCCCCGGATCAGTCAATCTCAAGCAGGGCCGCAACGCCTTTCAGTCGCGGCTGGTGTCGTTCAACCCCGAGCGCGAATACACGCTGGAAGAAATCTGCGCCGCGCTGGATGTGGTCCCCGCCGAGGCTAACACCGCCGAGCATTACTCAATCAAAATCCGCGACACTGGGCAGGACAACGTGCTGGCGTGGCTATCGGACAACGGCATGGTGATGACGCCAGCCAACCCCGAAGGCTGGCACGGCATCGTCTGTCCTAACAGCGCGATGCACACCGACAGCAACATCGAAGCCCGCTACAAGCCGCTCGACCGCTCGTTCTGCTGCTATCACGGCCATTGCGCCGACTTCAAGAGCGCCGCCTTTCTGGCGTGGGTGGCTGAAAACGGTGGGCCGACAGTATCACCGGGCCTGCGTGACGAACTTATCGCTGAACGCATGGCCCTGATGTATGAGAAGATCGCGCCCACTACAGAATTTCCTGACGAGGCGGCAATCCGCGTTAAGGAAGTTGAGCGCAAGGAAGCCGGTAGAATAGAGAAGAACGATTGGTTCGCCCGCTACGCATACGTCAAGAGTGATGACAGTTACTTCGACATGGAGACGCGGTTGGAGGTGCCACGGCACGTATTCAACGCGCTTTATCGTCACGTTGATTGCAAGTCTATTCACAATAGCAAGCAGCGCGTCACCGCATCAGTGTTCTTCGACGAGCGCAGACAAGATGCTGGAGCGCCCGCGCTGGAAGGCATTACCTTCGCCGCAGGCGACACCGCGTTGATGGTGCGTGATGGGCTAGTCTACGGCAACAAGTGGCTTGAAGGTCGCCCGGACATGTCTGGCGCAGCTAAGGTCAGGGACATGGACATCCTGCCGTGGATCGACCATTGCAAGCTGCTCGTGGCCGAGGCTGCGGAATTAGACCATGTGTGGGACGTTATGGCGTTCAAGGTTCAGAACCCAAGCGTGAAGATCAATCACGCGGTTCTGCACGGCGGCGATGAAGGCTGCGGCAAGGATAGTATGTGGGCGCCATTCTTGTGGGCGATTGGCGGGAAGCATCAGCGCAACCGCACGATCATCGACACGGGCGGCATCGACAGCCAATGGGGCTACGGTTTGGAAACTGAAATTCTTGTCGTAAACGAGTTGCAGGAGAGTGAGGCCCGCGAACGCCGCGCGATGGCGAACAAGATGAAGCCGATCATCGCCGCGCCGCCGGAGACGCTGCTAGTCAACCGCAAGGGCCTACATCCGTATGAGTTGCTGAACCGCCTTCAGGTGCTGGCGTTTACCAACTTCACAATGCCGATCACGCTGCCGTCGCAGGATCGCCGTTGGTTCTGCCTGTGGAGCCAAGCGCCGATCATGCTGAAGGTAGACGCAGACCCGCTGTGGAACTGGTATAAGGCATCTGGGTACGAGAAGATCGCCGCGTGGCTGCATCAGCGCGACGTGTCCCATTTCAGCCCGACAGAAAAGCCGCCGGTAACGGAGTGGAAGCTGAACATGATCGAACACGGCATGAGCGTTGCCGAGAGTTATCTTGTGGAGTTGATGAAGCGCCGCATAGGTCCGTTCGCCAAGGGCGTCGTAGGTGGCCCATTCCATAAGCTGTGTGATATAGTTGCACTGAACCACGTTCCATCTGGCACCAAAGTTCCGCAGGCTGCTATGCTTCATGCGCTCAAGGAAGCTGGCTGGATCGACTGCGGGCGCATTGCTTCGGTAGATTATACAAGCAGGAAGCACATCTTTATAGACCCCACCATGCGTAAAACCAGCAAGTCTGAACTACGCCGCATGGTCGAGACGGCGGACACGCCCGCACCGCCGTCAATGAATATCCGTTAACCGTCCCCCACCCTAGGTTAACGGCTATAATCCCCCGGTGGTCCTCAATCCGCCGGGGGATTTCTTTGTCTATCGACGCTTGCTAAAGTTTCTTTGACGGGCTAGATAATGGGTATGACCGAGAAAGAAATAGAGAAGTATTTCGTCCGTTGTGTCCGTGCGATGCAGGGTGTCACTTATAAGTTTCGCAGCGTCACGCAGCGCGGCGTCGCTGACCGCATTGCAGTTACCCCGAACGGAAAAATCATCATGGTCGAACTGAAAAAGCCCGGTGGTCGGCTGTCGGCGTTGCAAGAGATTTTCGCGGAAGAAATGCGCGCTGCCGGCGCGCCATATGTTTGTCTCTGGTCAAAGGAAGATGTAGATGCCTTCATACAAACCTATATCTGACGCCGAGTTAGACTGGATCGCTTACGACGCCACTACAGGGGCGTTTCATTGGCGGGTTAGCCGCGGCGGCGTTCGCAAGGGCTATCGTGCCGGTTCGCATGGCAGCGAGGGTTATATTCAAATTCAAATAATTGGTAAAATATACCGTGCGCATAGGCTGGCGTGGCGGATTGCGTATGGTTATTGGCCTGCGCATCAGATCGACCACGTAAACGGCGATCGCGCGGACAACCGTCTGGTTAATTTGCGCGAAGCTACCAGCGTACAAAACTGCCAGAACACGGCAAAGCGTTCCGACAACAGATCAGGTTATGTCGGCGTCAGTTTCCATGTAGGGCGGCAAAAATGGCGTGCCGAAATAAGCGTAGGTGGTAGACGGCGCTCGCTAGGCTATTTTGCGGACCCAGCCACTGCACATACCGCTTACGTGCAGGCTAAAAAGCAACTGCATACGTTCCACCCCGAAGTGCCTCAGCGATGAAACTGCGCCCCTATCAGGATGACGCAGCAGATTTTCTGTATGAGCGCGACCGTGCGATGATCCTTGCCCAAGTTGGTTCAGGTAAGACCGCCATCGCGTTGACGGCCATGCAGGCCATGCTGAAGG